CGTGCATTACATCAACAGGATATTGACTTATCCAAGGGAACGATTGTGAGAAGTGTGTTACATATCTACCTTCTCGTGCTGTCACTGGATTACCTAATGGGTATCCTACAACATGTACCTTATCTAACACCTTTAAGTCTGTTTTTGATAAATCTAAACCTTGTTTTCTATTACTCTGTAATAAACATAAGTCATGCTCTGTTGATAAAGCAATAACTTTCTGAAAACCTTCACCATTATCTAAACCATCGACATCTTTACAGACATGTTTGTTTGATACAAGATAAGACTTACCTTTAAACATTACATAGAACCCTGTACCTGAGCCATTCTCATCTTCTAAGATTACTATATGTTTTGCTGCAAACTTTGGTACATCAAAGTCTGATTTATTTATACTTATAATACCAATAAACATCATCAGTAATAAGTTCATGCTTATTAATTTACTCATAATTTTCCTTTGTAAAGGGAGCTTTCACTCCCGTTAATAATTATACATACTCTAATACTAGAGTACGAGAAGCCAAGACCACCTCCTCAACAGTTAAGTTGTCACACCTAACTTACTAAACGCTTTATATGATACCTTAGTGTAGACTTATCTACGGTATTAAAATGATAAATTTTCACTCTGAAAAGCAACATCACCAGATACTTCAGTAAACACACCAGTTTCATTATTGTAATATATTTTATCACAATGTCCAGTACGCCCTGTCTTACGACATTTAAGTAATGATATCTGTACGGTACTCCTTTCTTCAATAGTCTCTGCCATCTGATTACGTGTTAATAATATTACATTATCAGCAAGCTGTTTTAATGAACCAGAACCTCTAAGATTATTTACATTAGCTGTACCACCTTCCTCAAAAGCTTTACCGCCATTGGTAGAATTGTTAAGGTGTGATACTACAACTAAATGTATACCTAGTTCTTGTGTTAAACTTTTAAGACTTGTCATAATTAAGTCTAATGCTTTTCTATCATCTAACTGACCATCTAAACCTGATACTAACATGGTAATATGATCAAGATAAATTATTTTACAATTATCTACTTGAGCAAGATACCTAATCATACCGTATAACTTTTCAGTATCTAATGCACCAAATGTATCAACGACTGATAACCGTGAGTTACCTTCATCATCTTTTGCTTCAACTAAATCACTCCATGCTTTTCTAACAATAGGATCTTTATTTGAATCATCTTCTAAATGTAACTGTCTACCAAGTTTAACTGATACTAAACCTTCCACTGTGTCTCTGATACCTTCTTCAATATGTATAATACCTTGATTGAAATCTGTTGTATCATGAAAGTGCAGTTCGAGCTGTTTCATTAATGTTGTCTTACCAGCGCCACTACCAGCAGCTAATATTGTCAAGTCACCTAAACGCATACCTCGCATATTCTTAGTAAGGTTAGGTAAGTAACTAGGGAAATCGTAGTGTTCAGTTTTATCAACCTTATCAAGTAAGTCCAATAATTTATTACCACTCTTAATCTCTTCTGGTGTATGTGTCTCTGCTTGAAATATAGCCGATACCAATTCTTTAGACCTACCTGCTTTAAGCATTTCATTAGCATCTTTCATTGGTAACTTTGCAATCTTGGCATATTTTGGTGGAAACATTAGTTGAACTTCTTTAGCAGCTTTTTGACCTGCCTCGTCCTGATCGAACATAATAATTAATTCTTTAAAAGAATTTAAGTATTCATAATTTGCTTTAATGTCTCGTTTAGCTGAAGCTGCACCATTCGGTAAGCTTACAACTGGGTACTTGTTACCTTGTATCTCACTGACTGATAGGCAATCAATCTCACCCTCAGTGATCACTAGTTTTATTCTGTCACTAGGTTTCCAAACACTTTGTCCAAACAGTGTTGCTTGTTTAGCACTACCTGACCATGCAAATTGTTTATCTTTTGTCCTATACTTTTCCGCTACTATGTCACCCTCAGTGTCATAATAGTATGTACAGTGCTTACCATTAGCAACACCATACGTAAATTTTTCTAATGTATTTTTTGAGATACCTCTAATTGATTTAGGGTATTCAATAAATGTTGGGTTAAACTCTTTTACCATTGTAAGCCTTTTCGCATCTTGATTACCAAACTTATGATCACCACAACTGAAGCAGTGACTACTCTCATCAGAGTAAACAGCTTTTGCGTCTGAACTACCACATACATCACAAGATTCCTTGTACATATATTCTGATGTTGATTCTTCCATAACTATCCCTTTAGTTTTTCTAATAATTTTTCTTTTAAATCCATATAGAACTCAAACTCACAAGAGTTACTCTCTTCTGTCAATTTTTGTTCTATCATCTCTAGTACCTGTTCTATCTCAAACCTTTCATGATCTGTCATCTTATCACTCGATAGTACAAAGCTTCATTATCTTCTTTGTATTTAGTAAGACCTATACTAGCATACAGTTTAAGTATGGTACTTAGATATATGTTATCTTTCTCTACTCTACAATAAGCTGCTTTCAGATTATGTTTAGCCTCTAGTGATTTTGAGAACTCAATAATCTCTGCGAATACATGAGTACCTCGTGCTTTCTTTGAAACAAACATATCAGCAAAGTATACTGCTTTACCATTAGGCATATCAAATAATTCATAGGAGATAAAACCATCTTTAATAAATTCATACTGCCTATCATATTTGTAGTACTCTTGTGCATGTTCTAATATTAATTCTAGTTTATCTGAATCTGTCATTTTATACCTCTATGATTGTTATCTTAGTACCAAAGGCTTCACCCTCTTCTTGGTATCTCTTACTGTTAGTATTTTTTATAATTTGTATATCATCATTCCATACCATCTTAGCATGTGTTATCGCATCATATATAGCTTTCTCCATGTTATCTAAATCGTACCTTGGGCACTTAGGGTTACTTGGACGTTTTGGTTTATAACATATAAACTCACAGTGTACCTCAAAAAGTGCTTTGTTATTGATTGGATATTTCTTAGCTATTTTCTTTAGAAACATTTGCATACTCTTTCGATATGCCATGTAACTATCACTGTAATATGAACCGAACTTGCTAATGCGAGGTCTACTCGCACTAACAGGTTTAACGGGTATAAATAATTCTATCTTAGAAGTCATATTCGCCAGACTCTTCAAAGCTTTCTTTCTGCTCATCAGACTCCATATTAGGCTCCTCAAGTGGGTCGAACCCTAGGTCTTGACCACCATTATATTCCACTAGGTCAACGATCTGCACTGATTTTAAACCAATAGACACACCTTTTTGTCCCATGAACTCATAGGCTTTAACTTCGATCTTAGCCCTAATCTTAGAACCATTACCAACATTAAGTCTTTCAAGATCTGCACCACTTTGTCGCTCAGCTTTATCATTGTAGATTGCTGGAGGATTGATTTCATACGAAGTGTTGTCTCGCTTAGTACCTTTTGACTTTGCTTTTAATTTTACTTTATAGCCTTCTGGTGTTTTTTCAATAGGCTTCTTACCTTCACCAAATGTCTCAATAAAGTCAATAAATTTCATTGATCTTTCAGATTCATCCAAATGTAGCTCACACGTATAGTTACCAAACTTATCTTGTTTAGCTACACTGAACCACTTAGTTTCCCCGATAGGTGTTGTTACAATCTTACTTTTTTGATCACTCATAAATTCTCCTGTGGTCAATTCGTCTTGACCTGATGTTATTGCTAGGTTATCTAGCCTTTAATTATATCTATTAGTAAATTAACGGATTCACTTAATGTATTAACCGCATTATCTATACTGGGGTAATTACCATTAGTTTGATATAAATCAGTAGACCTACTAGTATCATCCTTTTTAACTGTCACCCACAGAGGTTTACATAAGGCATCAACCCTATCCCTCATACACTGTAGTGGCAGCATAGATGACACTAATACCAGATTACCTTGATTACTTATATTCATCGCTATCTCAGCTAAGGCTAAAGATGCTAAGGTATAGGATTCTATGTTATGCTCTACATCTGGAATTATATTATATTTAATTAATATATCACTAATATTATCATCATCAAGGTGTACTAATGATGTATTATTTAGTAATTCCTTGCAAATTGCTGTTTTACCAGCTCCACTACGTCCTGTTAGCCAAACTATCATAATTTATCCTTTAATGATCTTAGGGTCTTTTAAGCGCTTACAGTGACTACACTTAGTGTATCTATACCAAGTATCTGTGTCGCTACTGTATATGCTAAAAGTATTTAATATATGCTTACCAATTAAGCATCTTAGAAATTGTAACATGATGCCTCCTTGTTCTTCAATAGCCGCACAATAGGTTTTTATGACCTATATAAGGGTTATTGTTAATAAGTATAGTTAGGTATACATAGTGTTACTTAGTGTTATATAGTGTTCTATACTTGCTCTATACTTATATACTCATTTATCTATTTTTTCATATTAATCAATTGTTATTCTAGTATTACTCTAGTATTAACACTATATATACTTTGTTCTTCAATAGCGGCACAATACGATTTAGTGAATAAAATCAACAACTTAGAATGGTATCTTTTGTATGTGATTTTAGGTACTTACAAATAGGAAAAGGAGCTATATTAAATAACTCCTATTTATGCTTTGAATGTTTTTGGTATTATTTTAGACGCTTATGGTCATCAAATTCAGCCCATCCCTTTGTGATCTCAGCTTCACTAGTTGGGAACATAGCATCTAGTCGCTCTGCAAAAGTAGGCATTCCACTTAGTTTTTCTTCTGGTTCTCTGGTATCCGTAACTTTTACGTTAATAGATCCATCTGGGTACGTTGTAATAATTCTTTTAGTTGTCATTCTTGCCTCCTTAGGCGCAAAAGTACTCACTCTTAAGTACTTCGGTTAAATCCAGTTTCCCATTAGTGGGTAACTCTGGTAAATCAAATTCTGGTTGTTCTTTAATAAATTTATCTAATATATCATTGTTTTTATAAATGTCGTAGAATTGCTGCCTAATAGCCTGATACATGGCTCGACTGTCCTTAGCGTGGGTACCATAGGAGTCATGCACCATATTGAAGCTAAGAGCCTCTGGTAAGCT